CAGTTAAAGGTGCTAATCCTATTTTTTTGTCAACACTAAACCAAGCTTTGGGCTGTAAAACTATGCTTCTTAAATAATTTATTCTTTGCTCCATTGTTCCTTCAAGAGGACGATCTCCAATATCACCTTTTTTACCTGCAAATTCTTGCACAGCAATAACAGCATCTTTGATGTTGTTGTGATGCTGTGCCATTACATTCTGTGTTACATTTGTGATGTTTTTTGGTTTTATTGAATCTTCAAATTCAGAAAATAAAACCAGACCTTCAAATGTGTTTGGCGTTCTAGATGTGTATGAAAAACTTAATGCACGAAGCTCTGCATCGCTACATTGTTCTGTTAAAGTTATTATTCCCGTATTAGGAAATCGCAACATTGTTTCTTGATCAGCAATAACCGTGATTATTGTGTCGCCGGGATTATAGTCTTCTGCAAGACGTACTCTTAGACCATCTTTTACTAAATAAAGATTGTCATTACCATCAAAACTTACAGGATATCTCGTTGCCATTATTCCACCACAATTCTATCGCTAATAAAAACTCTTTGTAATTTTTGATTTTCAAATAAAATCAACAAAGATGGTTGATAAGATCCCGGTTTGTCATAAACATAATTTGCATAATGCACATTAGGATCAAATTGGCTAAGTGTGTTGTTTTCCAAAACTTGACCATTGTATTTTCCCAATCCATCAAATATCCAATATCTTTGTATTATATTTCCATCTGTTTGATCCATATAACTAAAATTTGTTGCAAGGTTCGGGTTCCCAAGTTTTGTTGCAGTTTGAAGAGAAATTCCAGATGTTGGATTGATGTAAAAAAATGGGGTTACTTGCGTTTGATCTATTGTGATATAATTTATTTTTTCTGAAATACCTTGCGCTCCTAAAGAACTTATAATATTCAATTTAACAGAGTAAACACCTTCTTTTTGATAAAAGTGCAATGGTGATTTTTCTACAGATGTTGTTCCATCTCCAAAATCCCATAAATATCTAATCAATGGCCCAGTGCTGAAATTTTGAAAACGAATTTTTGTTCCGGGCGGACCTTTAGTTGGATAAGCACGAAAAACTGCTCTTGGAGCTAAATATCGATTTTCTTGAGCTTTTAAAATACCATTAAGAGATGTTGACAATGGTAATTCTTGAACACCAACATTGTTTTCTATTTTTATTACTGCATCTTTTATTGAATTGTGATGTTCTGCAAAAACAGCATTGCTGACATAACTGTTGATAGGCCAAGAATTTTGTCTTGATCCTGCGAAACCTCTAATTAAATTGCGAAAAACACCTTGTGTTTTGCTGTCATAATAAATCATTTCTGATGCACCAGTTTGGCCTGCTGGTGGACCAACTCTTATAATACCATTTGGTGGGAAATGATCATTGTTTTCAACAATTAAAAAATAGCCAGAATAAGTCAAAGATTGAGAAAGTCTTGTTTCAGAGTTGTTTGTTGCTTCATATAATTGATAATTTGTATCAATTGCTTCTGGATACACAGACAGATTTCCCGTTGTGTATCCAGAATCGTATGAAGTTACTCTTGTTACGGCCATTAATTCTCCCTATTTTTTTCTTCTATTTTTTTTGCAACTTGATTTAATTTTTGCAACATCTCATTTTGTCTCATGTTAAGATTTTGTAATGTTTGCTTTTTGATGGGAACCTCATCAGGAAGTGCAACAATAGTTTCGATTAAATCTGTATCGATTGAGCTATTTGTCAACATTTTAAGATTGATTTTTTGAGTTAGCTTTTCATGCCAATATTCTTTTTGCGATTCGATATCATCAAAATTTCTCAGACATTCCATTTTTTCAATATTTTTGAATGTTTCCAAGAAGAATCTGCATTCTTCAAGCAAATACCTCCTTCTTTCTTCTAGTTGTTTTGTGCTGTCAATTAAAGCTTCTTTTTGACGAGCAGATTGTCTGGTTTTAACGCCACATTCTCTTGCGAATAAATCTTGAAAATTGTTGTCGGAAAATGTTGTTTTCTCCAATTCAATTTGGATTCTTTTGGCGTTTATATCTAGTAGTTCTATCTTGTCTTTTGTTTCTTCTAATTCTAATTCAATATTTTTTAAGCTTTCATGTCGTGTTTTAAGTTCCCTTAAACATTGCCACATTTTTGATTGCAATGTGGGTTCTTTGCCAATAAGAAAATATTTTAACTGAAAATAACTGTGTCTTTGAATCACTTCATTTTTCAATGCTTTTTCCATTTCAACAATCAAATTACTTTTAACAACTTCTTCGTTCATGCTGGGTCTCCTTAGCACATTTTACTTCCAAGAATAGCCTTGAACCTGCAACCATAATCAATTGCATTTGAAGCCCATTCGGCTTTTATCATTTCTAATTTTCCATCTTCTGAAAATTCACCAACTTCCTTGAAAGTTTTTTTATTGATACACAAGCCGTTTAATGTTGCCTCAATAAAATTATATTTGTTGTTGGCGATAGGAAAAAGTACATCTTTGTCATTAGTGATGTAAAAAGAAAATTTTTCATCTAATTTTGGTCGAACATTGCTGCCAGCAAAAATCATAAAAGCCCAATCTGATGGCGCATGACGCATTCCAACATTAATTAAAGATGTAATTGTATTTTTCCCTTTATAAATGGGACAATTTTTTTTCATTTCGGCAACATCTTCTTTTGTTGCACTCTCATCAACAACAGCAATGTATGGTAAATTTGGATAATGATTTTTTATCGATGAAGCTGTAGCACCCAACAAACTTAATGAATGATCTGGACAAATAATCAAAAAACTATGTTTAAGTTGTTTGGGCCTTAAATTATTCAAAATAGCTTTCTCCTGTTTTAAAAGAGAAAACTATTGAAATTTATTTAAAAAAAAAGATCAAGTTACGCTAATGTCAAAGTCTATCATGATGATGTCATTGCTGGTAATTGCTGCGTCTAAGTAAAAAGAACCGTTTAAATGATCTGGCACAAACCTGTTTGCAGTCCAACTTGTGACATTGTCATTTGGAACGTAAACAGAATAATATGAATTTATTCTCACACCATTGATGTAAACACGCAAACTTCCTTCTATGTAAGGAGTTGCCGGTCCATTAACTGTATAATTTAGATAATCACTTGTGACTGGTTCTATTTCATAATAATGACGATGAGCATATGCTAAAGAAAATTTAATTTCAGGTTTAATTGAATTTGGCGATTCAAATGTCCAACTAATTGAATCAGATTCAATTAAATTAAGCGTTCCAATAGTTCCATCACCAAAACTAATTGTTGTTGATGGTGCTGTATACACATCGATTTTTAAATCTGTTGCTTCGTTTTGAATAAGTGTTAATTTATCCCTTTCTGAACCAAGCATTCGCACAAAATCAACTGGATTTACTAAGCTTGGATATCCAAGGCTTTGAAAATAATTTAAATCAGGAGTTGAAAGTGTAATTGAACCATCAGTATGATTCGCTATATCGTGCAACGATGCATTTACAGCTTGTGTTTTTATCGCACCATTAAGATCAAGAGATTGATTTAATCTGTTGGCTAAACTTCCAGCCGATCCAGCGCAATCCTTTAAAATAGCAGATTGAATATCAACAGAAGAATTAATTAAATTGTCTCTGTCGGCCAATACTTTTAATGGAATATTATCATAAGTGTGATGATACGGTTCTGCACCTGTGAACTGAGGCACTGGAAGTGAATTCAAATCTGGCATGCTGCTCCTAATTAAATAAAACTCAATGTCCAATTCCAAATAATGCTCATATTATCTGTTTTGGTAAAATCTGGAAAAGTGACCATGGAATAAATATCACCTGTTCCCATTTGAAGAGCCATTTCGTTTAAAGTTTCACCTACTGCATCTGAATTTGTCAAAACAGATGTGAAAATGGCTTGTGATGGCACATTGGAATCAACTGATGAAATTACAGGCTTGCTGACTATCGGATTGCCGCAAAAAAGACCATTTCTGCTGGCATCAACATACTTCAGCGACCCCATTGATGTTCCGGCATTGCCAAACAACATTCGATTAATGTAATAATTGTAAGTGCCAGAAAATTTATTTGTAAGAGATGCTGCTAATGCATTTCTACCACGAGTTAAAACTGCATTCGGAAATTCAATAACTTCTAATTTCCCATCACTATGACAAATAGTCATTTTGACATCACCACAAGTTTTGATCGGACTTGTTTGCATTACAATTCTCCTTTTTCAGTCTTTCCATTTGAATACTGTATTGTATATGAGATTCCTTCGTTTTGTTTTATCATATCTACTGGCATATTTGATGATGAATCAGACAAACTCACAACAATATTTTCATTCGATGCTTCTGTGCCAGTTACTGTTGGACTTCCATTCCTGTTTATACTTTCAAAAGTATGTTCCGGCTTGCCTTTTTGTTGACCCATAATTGTAGCCCCCTTGCTTGTGTATTTGTAAATGTTTAAATTTACATTAGTTCCACCATTTGCTAATGTTCTCCAATAAACATCAGAACCATACAACTGGATAGTTGTGCTTCCAACCGGATCATTGCCGTTTATTTCAGCCATATAGTAATTTTCATCATCAATTTCAACAATAAAATTTTCTTTAAAACTATTGACTATTGGATCTCCATAAGGAAGAATTTGATTCACACCATTTTGTATCTGTAAATTTGTCTCATAATCAACACCTGTTATTTCCACATTCAAACCTCGATGAGTCATATAACCAATTTGTTCGTCAATAATTCGACGATTAACAATAAGATTGATTCCATTAACATCACCACTGCTGTAATTTGAAATATAAAATTGATCATCTGTTTCATCAACCAAACTTGTTATTTCATATTCCATCGAACCAATAACATGATAATGATTCGTTGTTCTTATCAAATTTACTATCGGCAAGTTAGCTGTATTAAGAACTGTTACCCTTGCACGATGCGTCACATCTAATTTTCCTGTAACACCTGTGGCTTCTGCAACAACGCCATTATAAATAGTATAAGACAATCCACTTGCAGACAAAGATGGCATGCTTGCATCATAAAGAAGAACTATTTTACCGTCTGGCTTAACATTCAGAATTGTATATTTTGTTGCACTGTAAGATGGAATTAAAATTTCCCAAGCTTGAACCGCTGTTCCTTGCTGAACATCAAACTGAGAT